GTGAAGATCGTGGAGACGCTCTAGCAATCATTGATTTGCCAAGTGTTTACCTCCCGCCAGCGGAAGGCTACTACACACGCACTGCTAGAGTGGTTGGTAATGCTACAACTTCGGCTACAGCGCTAAGAACAAGACAGATTGATTCATCTTACGGTGCAACATTCTTTCCTTGGGTTCAGACATTAGATGAGCCTACTGGACAACTTCTATGGGTTCCGCCTTCAGTTGCAATGATGGGTGTCATGGCTTCTTCTGAGAAATCTTCACAGGTTTGGTTTGCTCCAGCAGGATTCAACCGTGGTGGCTTGTCGGACGGAGCAGCAGGAATTCCAATCACAAATGTTTCTCAGAGACTTTCTTCTAGAGAAAGAGACACACTTTACGATGCACGCATTAACCCAATCGCTTCTTTCCCAAGCACCGGAATCGTAGTGTTCGGTCAGAAGACTCTACAGGAGCGCCCATCTGCTCTAGACCGCATCAACGTGCGTCGTCTAGTCATCTACCTAAAGAAGCAGATTTCCATCCTCTCTACGCAGGTTCTCTTCGAGCAGAACGTGCAGGCAACTTGGAACCGCTTCAAGGGTCTCATTGAGCCATTCCTTGCTAACGTCAAGGTTCAGTTCGGCATCTCTGATTACCGACTAATTCTAGACGAGAGCACAACAACACCTGACCTAGTAGATCAGAACATCATGTATGCTAAGATCATGGTCAAGCCCGCTCGTGCCATTGAATACATCGCAATTGACTTTGTGATTGCTTCTACCGGCGCATCATTTGACGATTGATAATCGGGGGGCTTTTGCCCCCACCAACTATTTATTTATGAATTACAGGAGAACCTAAAACATGCCATTCTGGTCAACTAACTTCGGACAGGACGCAACCCTAAAAGATCCAAAGCGTAGACATCGCTTTACCGTAGAATTCCAAGGAATCAACGCTGCTCAGGGAGGTGCTCTCCTTTGGTATGCCAAGACTGCCACAAAGCCCGGCTTTACTGTTAACGCTGCCGAGCACAAGTACCTCGGTCACACCTTCTACTACCCCGGTAACGTTACTTGGGAGCAGGTTACTGTGACACTCGTTGACCCAGTTGACCCAGATGTGACTGCTACTTTCGCTGACATCGTTACTGCTGGTGGCTACACTCCCCCCACTGATGCCAACTCACTTGGCACCGTTTCCAAGGCAAAGGCTACTGGCGCTCTTGGCAACGTTCTAATAACCCAGCTTGATAGTGACGGTAACCCGGTTGAGACTTGGACCCTTTGGAACGCTTTCGTAATAAGCATGAAGCAGGACGATCTTGATTACACCAGTGATGATTTAGCTACTACCACAATCGACCTCCGCTTCGACTGGGCGAGAGTAGAGACACTCAACAACTCTTCTGCTGTCAATGGTTCCGGCGGAAACTCCTTCTTTAACGTTTGATAAGACAATAACAAAACGCGAGGTGTAAATTGTCAAGAAATCAGGATCGCCTAGGTGGCGTTCAGCAACATGACACGAGCCCTCCGCCCCAACAGGGTGGCGGGGGTTTCTCGTTTGTAGTCCCAACAGAGTTTGTGGATCTACCTTCACAGGGTCGCTTCTATCCACAAGGGCACCCACTACATAACAAAGACAGCATCGAAATCAAGCAGATGACTGCCAAAGAGGAAGACATTCTCACTTCGAGAACACTACTAAAAAAAGGTGTTGCTCTAGAGAAGCTAATTGAGAGTATTATTATTGATAAATCAATCAGACCTTCTAGTCTTCTTATTGGTGATCGTAACGCAATCATTATTGCTGCGCGAGTTTCTGGCTATGGAAACGATTATACTACCACAGTACAATGTCCTTCTTGTGAAACAAAGCAGCAATACGAATTCGATCTAAACGAAGCAAATATCGATCACGGAAGTGTCTCAGAAGATTATGGTATCACTGACTATGGTGACGGCACAATTGGTTGTATCCTTCCGAGAACACAGGCAGAAGTTAGAGCACGCTTGCTTACAGGAAAAGAAGAAGTAGCGCTGACTAACAAGAGAAACTCAGAAGGCTTGATCTCAAAGCAATTGCGCTCCATTGTTGTGAGTGTAAATGGCGATTCTTCGCCACAGGCTATCAACTATCTAATCGAAAACATGCCTTCCAGAGACTCACGACATCTTCGCACGATCATCCGTCATGCAACTCCAGACGTTGATTTAACTCAGCAATTCTCTTGTACCGAATGCGGTCATACGCAAGAGATGGAGGTGCCGCTAACGGCGGACTTTTTTTGGCCTGACCGATGAGTATAACGAGGGAGTCTACGAACAGATTTTCTTCCTCAAGTACAACAGTGGTTGGAGTTTTTCTGAGGCTTACAGCCTACCTGTAGGGCTCAGAAACTGGTTTGTTGAGCGCACTATCAAACAACTAAAGATGGAGTCTGAAGCAATCAAGAAGGCATCCAAGGGGCAATCAAACTCCAACTATCAGGAGTTGACCCCAAGCAATCAACCACCAATTCCAAAAGAGTATGCTAGATGATCTTAGGCTCCCTCGGGAGCCTTTGCTTTTTGTGTGCGAGTCTATTTATTGGGAGAGGTAACCTTGTATGGCTGATCCATTAACTCCAGAACAAGAAGCAGCAGAACAGTTAGCTGCTGAAACTGCACAATTAGAAACTCAAGTAAAGTTACGCCGTGAACTAAACGAACTGACTTTAGCGCAAATAAAATATCTACAAGATCTTAATCAGCTAACTCCTGCACAAAAAACAGCTTTAAAATCCATAGCGGTTCAAAGAGAAAGAAATCTCAATCTTCTTGAAGACGAAATAGAATATTATGATAAACTGGCTACTCAAGCCAAAACAGAACAAGACCGCTCTAAAAATGAACTAAAAACTCTACAAGCAAAAATTGATAAACAAAAACAACTAGTAAAAGAAGGCAAAGCTGAAAAAGATTCTGTAACAGTTCTAGAAGAAGAATATGAAAAATTAGACAAAACCATCAAAAACGCCAAAGAAACAGCAAGTGAACTTGTTGGGGCATTTGGAGATTTATTGAAAGGAAACCTTACAGACGGACTCAAGAAACTGGGAAGTGCTTTAGCTAAAAATTTAAAAAATAAGTTGATGGATAGATTTACAGATAGCATCTTTTCGATGGTTCGTGCAGGACCAAAAGGAATCGCAGCGGCAGCAGGCTTGGCAGCAGCATTTGTTGCAATTGGTGTAGCAGTCGCTATTACCATGAAGATTGTAAAAATGGCCATAGCAGTAGTAGATGCCTCAAATGCTTTCCAGAAAGCTACAGGTACGTCTAATGAGTTTGCATCAAGCTTGGTCACTGTTGGCAACGAAGCTCGAAAATTTGGTGGAACAGTTGAAGAAGTAAGCGCGTCATTCCAATCTCTCTTCACTAACGTCTCAGACTTTACTATGATGTCAAAGGCTTCGAGAGAAGAACTAATAAAGACAAATACAGTTCTATCAAAACTTGGCATTGCGAATGATGATTTAGCGAAGAGCCAGCAGTTTATGATAAAGACAATGGGTCAAAGTGCCGAACAGGCGGCTGTAACTTCTCGTGAACTCGCAGCGTTTGCAAGCGACATTGGTGTTGCACCATCAAAAATGATGTCAGATTTGGCTTCTGCTGGTCCACAACTTGCCAAGTTTGGTCGTGACGCCACCTCCACATTCAAAGATCTAGCACAAACAGCCAAGATCACAGGTATTGAAATTAACAGACTCCTTGCAATAACCGATAAGTTTGACACTTTTGAAGGAGCAGCAGAACAAGCAGGTAGACTAAACGCCGCATTGGGAGGCAACTTCGTCAATGCTATGGAACTCTTGACAGAGACAGATCCAACAAAGCGTTTTGAAATGATGACTGGTGCTATTAAGGACGCTGGAAAGTCTTTTGACGAAATGACTTACTTTGAAGCGAAGTTCTTTGCCGAAGCAATGGGGCTAAGTGATGTTAGTGAGTTGGCAATGGCTCTATCAGGCAACATGGATCAAGTTGGCAAGTTTACCAAGAAGTCTTCTGCCGAATACGAAGCACTAGCAGCCAGAGCAGCAAAGGTCCAGAGTTTCCAAGAAAAAATGAACACCCTCATGGCACAATTGATTCCAATTGTTGAACCACTTGTGAATGGACTAATGAGAATGTCGGATTGGATGGCAGAGCACATGGAAGCA